GCGGGACTTAAGTCTCGCGAAGAGACGTAAGTCTCCATGCAGCGCGTGCTAATTCACACGCGCTCCACTCCCCCTAAAAGGGAGTGGCCATCCTGGTCTTGATGTCGACGGACCTAGGACGTCCATAACGTTCTAAGTGCTTCACGTCAAAGATTGGCAAATCTTCGCGAATAGTGAAGAACTTCATCAGAGCAAACCATCCATCCAACTTTGAAGCTGGGAGGACGGCCGATACCACATGTCCCTTAACCAAAGGAACGTGTAGTGTCCGACTGAAAGCTTCAGCAATGAAGCCGAAGTGTTCCAATCGACCAATGATGGGAGATCCATCCTGGACTGCCGGCCAAAGAAACCTTGCGGTTGTAATTTGGTCGTCAAGCCATTTAACAGTTTCATCATAACCAGCTAAGAATAGCTGATTACGAAGAGAGGCTGTATGGATGAACTCCGAAACGTCATTCCGTTTGACAGGTAGTCTACTACGACAGCGCACGATGGAAACATCGTGTCCGGCGTAATACTCCTTGCCACAAGACTCACGGAACCTTCCGGTCCAGTAAGACTTGTTCGCATTGACTAGAAAACCAAAATTTTCTAGCTCGCGATAAACGGATGGCACATAGTCTGTGGGGACAATAATATCATCCCCATAGACGCGTACCAAACCTATAAAGGATTTCAAATCTTTATAGGTCAGTCGTCTCTTGAGCGCTTTCTCTATGCCACAAAAAACTATAGTCAAAAAGACCATAGCTTCAATGGGAAAAGTTAGCGCTGAACCCATAGACGCGAACTTGGCCAGACGCATAACGCCGAAGCCAGGTACGTCAGCCTTCCTTGATCTGCTAGCATCAACCGCCTCATTAAGAGATGGATAACGCATCAGCAGAGTTCGGACAAGCTGATTGGAAACACGATCGGACGCTTCCTTCATATCGAGGGTAGCAAGGGACCCATCAAGGGACCCTTTCAAGGCAAGACGCTGATTAGGCGTCTGGTCATCGAAACCGATTAGGTGTGTCAGGAGGTTATCCCTGCCTACACCATCGTAGAGCATTCTACGGAGCCCTTGTTGCACATATTGCATGCAAGTAGGCTCTATAGCAATGATCCGCGGTGTTTTCATCGTTTTAGGAACCGTAATTACCCTAACAGGCGTTTCGGCTCCGGGTTCGACGATATCAAACCCTCCGTGCTCCATAAAGGAGCGCCAGTTCGGAAAGGCAGCATTTCCTTGTGGGAATATCTGCTCTAGTCGAGCTGTCCAGTGCATTGAATCATACTTCCGATTGCCCTTAAGGCGGTCGGCAGTAGCACCGGAAGAGTGTCTAAACGGAATACTCTGGTCTTGAACAGCTAAGTCCAAATTCCAGAGCAATTTCGAGTAGAGCAAGTGACTCATTCTGATAAAACTTCGTAGGTCTCCAGAAGTGGAGCTCGACGAGTTCGTCGGAATCGTCCAACCCGAATACGGGTGTAGACGGAGATCCCCAGCGTTCGATGAAAACATCGGCCACTGGAAATCGGGCATCATTTGCTTTGATATCGGACTCACACTGGACATACTGCCGGTAGGCAGCATATACCCGTTCGTCAGAGCACTCCTCGTTCAGTTTGCCAAACAGATTACAAATCTGCCTAACAGACTTAATGGCGAGTACCTGGGAATCGGATACGTCCAGCAAGAGACCACTAGTTCGATCAAACACGAGATCAAGAAAGCCACCCAGGAAAACTGGGAGCTCTCCTCTTTTCTTAAAACCAATGAAAAGAGAAGGATCTACTTTACCCCGGTCCAAGGCCTTTTGGAGGTCTGAGCCGAAGTTGGGTAAGGTGATCGTAAAAAACGATTCACCCTCGTGTTCGACACGCTCGGAAATGGTTTTCCAATCCCGAGTGGTACTAGTGCGACACCACTTGCCCGTTTCAACGAGCAAGTACTGCAGCAGTGACATTAGCCTTTTCATTGCATTCCTATCTTAATGATCGGTTACGCAAATGCTTAGCTAATAGCACTCAAAGAATATGCGGAGGGCCCGAAAGGACCCCCCGCACTCCTGCGTACGAAAATTCGTACACATCGATCCCACACTACATGGGCTCGCGGCTAGTTTTCACCGCCGACGAGCTTGGTAATGTTGGCTCCAGACGAAGCCGTCAGCCAGGTCGCAAGACCTGTCGTGATTGCCACCATCTCAGCAGTGCTGAAACCGGTGGCTGGCTGGTCCAGCACCAGGTACGCCGAAGTGGTGTACTTGATGCTGTTCGTGCTGATCAAAGGATCAGGCGCGATTTTGGAGAAATCGACACGAGCCACGCGACGAGTTCGTTTGCCATAGGCATTCGAAACCGTGAGCTTGACCGTGGTGTCGTTGGACTGGAAAGTTCCAAGTCCAACGCCAGAACCAGTCCTGGGGAGAGAAACAGTCCCCGGGGTTGATCCGATTGTAATCGATTGTGGATCTGAGTATGCCATTAGCATCACCTTTACAGTTCATGTGAGTCTAAACTCACGTATGCAGTAATAACGAATGCTATTACCGTTTGATTCAATTCACACGGATGTGCAAACTGAGATTTCTACCACAATAAGCCCCTCTCAAGGCTTGTGATAGATACTGTTGCCGCGGAGCAAGCCCAGCGACCCCAGGATGGCCCACTGTTCCGGAGTAAATCCCGTAACAGATAGACCAAATCCGAAAGGTGTTGCTTGAGCACGACGTTTAAGCATATGCGTATACGTTGTACTCAGGTTACCCGCATGGTAGTTCCCAATCTGGGCACCAGTCCACACGATGTTATAGATGTCGACAACTGTCTCCATCATATAACCGTAACGCAGAACAAGATTGGTGTTAGGATCACTGAACAGAGTTCCGTTAGAAATAACGGTGCTGAAATCAGCGAGCCAGTCACCAAGCCAAGTCCAAGGTGTCAAGTCCCAGAGGGCCACGGGCGTAAGCTCGAGGCCAAGAAGCTTTTGAGCTTCTTCAGCATAGTATGCAAACTTCCCAGCGAGAGAATCCCGCTTAGGAAGATGATACATATACTCTCCGGAGAACCACTGCACTGTCCTCGTGGAACGTGTAGCGGTGACATCGCCGGCATAAAAGCCGAACGAGGCTCCATAAGAGCCAACACCTGGCAGGAAGCCAACGAGACTCCCCAAAGATCCATCGCTTTGCACCGCTTCGGCGCTGCGAGGACCTAGGAAAGTTGAATTGACTTGCTGTATTGGAAAATAGAATCTCCTACGAACTGGACGTCCGTCGTCGCGAAGTAACTGGGAAATAGTCTTCTGCGATTTTAAAACCGCAGACGCTATACCCTTTAAATCACTGATAAAGGGCTTCCAACCAAATTCAAGGTTAAGATACTGACTACTTCCTTTTAACAGGAAGCGGTTAGCAATCTCCTTGAGGTTGTTAGCACTAAAGAGTTCCGGGATCAAATTGATCGTGGACCTCAGCTCGGGCAGTTCTTGCCCTTGCTTCAGCTGAGCTAAAATCTCAGCGACAGAGACTGATGGCTTTGTCGGTACGGTCTGGTTAATGGCTTGCGCACCCAGAACATTTAAGTTCGAGGGCGTAAAACCATTTTTCCAGTTGGCAAAAGGAGTATTGCCCCCTAGATAGAGGACAAAATTTCCCTGCCAACGATAGCCAGCGTGAGTACCAAGTATGTCGAAGTGTCTCGGATTAACCGAAACCTTCCACGACTCGGAACTGAACGGATGGCCATTATCGTACGGCATAAGTGTCTGCCTGGCCTCAAACTCTGCATCTTGCAGAATCTGGGAATCAGACAGAGCACCACTAGCCACCCCGCCACTTCGATAAGAAGTGACGGCATCAGCGATAAACCCAGTAGAACTAGGAGAACCGCTAGCGCTAAAATACTGGTTAATGTTCTGTGTAATCCCACTGGTGGTCCTTAGACCAACAGCATATGGGTGTTGCACATTACGTTTACTAGTAAACATAGCGCCCATTGGACTAACCTTTCTTTGAGAGTTAGCACGGGTTGCATGCACTGCATAAGCCCGCGCAGAGACTGCTGTTGCAGCAACGCACTATAGCGTCGGTGGGGATCCAAAA